AAGGTGCTCATGGATGAAAACCAATCAAAACGCAGTACCGACAAAGAAAAACGAGTCATTTCGTTTCGAGCGTCAAAGATAGTGAACAAACAAATCGCTGAGCTGGTTGAGCGATGGGGTGAAAGTACAACCAGAGCAATTCATCGGGCAATCGCAATCGCGCACGAGAAGGAGTTCGGGAAAAAACGTTCGTAGTGTAACTTTTCATCATGGGACGGAGAGGACCACCGAGGACGCCAACTCGACTTAAATTATTGCGAGGTTGTCCGTCGGGGACGCGCAAACTACCCAAGGGGGAACCGATGCCGGAGGTTGTAACCGGGTCGGTTCCTCCAATCGGGATGACTCAGGCCGGGAAAACCATTTGGTCGGAGATGGTACCTCGGCTTGAGGAGCTGGGGTTGTTCACTGTTCTCGATACCCACGCATTCACGAGGTACTGCGAGTTGACGGCGAGATGGAACTCAGCCGCGCGAAAGCTACAAGAGACGGGGCAGACACATCTTCCGATATTTCACGAACAAACGCCGGAGCAACGCGCGGCAGGTGACCGGCCGAAGCTTAAATACCTACAGGAGCTCCCAGAATCCATCGAGTTTCGTCGTCTTCCAGGGGAGCTCCTACGGTTGGAGCAGCAATTCGGGATGACTCCGGCCGCTAGAGCCGCAATTTCGGTGTTCCCGCAGTCGAAGGACGTGCCGGAGGACATCGAATCTTTCCTTTTCGGTGGGGATGACGGTGACGCGTGAAGAAGAAAAAAAGCGACGAATACGGCGGCAAATGGGACGGAACGCCGGAAAACTGGGGTAAAGGCCACTTTCGGGACATTCCGTGGAGCTCACTGGTCCTCAAGGCGCGAAATAGGCAGATAAACGACCTCAGACGGGCGCAAAACGGGGACCCCGACTTCCCCTATCGGTTCGATTGGGCGGCCTCAGAACACGCCGTGCGCTTCATTAGGCTCCTTCGTCACGTCGAGGGAGAGTGGGCCGGGCGTCCTTTTACCCTGTCAGACTGGCAGGAATGGGACATTGTGCGACCGATTTTCGGGTGGAAACAGCTCGATGGACGGCGCAGATTCCGAGACGCCTTCATTTCCGTTGCGCGAAAGAACGGGAAGTCCTCTCTCGTTGCAGCGATGGCCGCCTATATGTTCCTCGCCGACTCGGAGTTCGGAGCTCAAGTCTATTCGGCGGCAACGAAGGAAGAACAAGCGCGTATCGTGTGGGACATGGCGCGAAAGATGATTGAGTTCTCGCCGGAACTGCGGGACCACGTAAAATCGTTCAAGAAAACCTTCGTGTGTGACCGGACGGCGAGCCGTTTCATGCCGTTGGGACGGGATAGCAAGACGATGGACGGGTTCTCAGTCCACTGCGGGGTCATCGACGAGTATCACGCACACAAAACGAGCGAGATGTATGACGTTATCGACGACGCTCGAGGCGCGCGCAAACAACCGCTCCTCCTCACCATCACCACGGCGGGATTTAACGTGTCATCCCCGTGTAAAAAGGAATGGGACATCGCTTGCCGGTTGCTAGACGGAAGCCTCAAAAATGAAGCTTACTTTGCGTATATCGCCGCAGCGGATAAGCCTGAAGAGTGGCGCGACGAGCCCGAGTGGTGGAAGGCGAACCCGAACATGGGGATTTCTATTTACGTCGAAGGATTCAAACAGGACTTCCAGAAGGCTTACGCCTCACCGCAAAAGCAAAACAGCTTCAAGACGAAGCGATTGAATATATGGACGGAGCAGAACACTCGATGGATACCGATGGAGCGGTACACTGAGTGTGACGGGACGATTAGCCTCGACTTCCTCAAGGGAAAGAAATGCTTCGGAGGGTTAGACCTCGGTATTACACAGGACATTTCCGCTCTTGCTCTCGCGTTCGTAGACCCTGACATGCCAAAGGGCCAGGAGAACGTTTACTTGCTCATGAAGTATTGGATTCCCGAGGTGGGCAAATTTGAACGATACAAGAACGACGGCGTGAACTATCCCGAGTGGTGCGAGCAAGGGTGGATG